GTACCTTGTCCACATTGTGGGAATATGCAGCGATTATTGTGGGGTGGGCCGGGCATGGACTTCGGCATGAAATGGACTAATAACGACCCTGAAACTGCACGCTATCTATGTGCTCACTGCCATGAATATATACCAGAAACACACAAAACCTACATGCTGACCAACGGACTATGGGTTCCAACTAACCCTAAAATAACTCAGACTCGTGGCTTTCAGCTATCATCACTCTACTCCCCATACGGGTGGGTTAGTTGGCCACAAATGGTCAAAGAATTCATTGACGGATATAAAGAGCCTAGAAAACTTAAGGTGTTCAAAAACACACGTCTAGGTGAGATTTTTGAAGAAAAAGGAGAACAGCCTGAATGGATACTACTTAAAAACCGTTCTGAACCATACCCACTATGGACAGCCCCAGAAGGGGTGGGACTAATCTCCGCCGGCGTTGATGTTCAACCCAACCGACTAGCCGTAACTATCAAAGGCTGGGGACGGGGTGAAGAGTCCTGGCTGATATGGTGGGGAGAAATATTCGGTGATACAAAAGACGAAACCTCAGATATATGGAGTCAGTTAAAGTCCGTATTAACAAAACCAATACGTCATGCATATGGGTTTGACATGCGGGTGCTTTGTTGTGCTGTGGACTCCAGTGATAATACACATATTGTATATAATTTTATACGTAAAAACACAGGACGATATATTGCAATTAAAGGGTCGTCTACAGCTAATAAACCTATACTAGGTCGTCCCAGTAAACAAGATGTCAATTATAAAGGTGCTGTAATTAAAAACGGAGTGGATTTGTGGATGATCGGGACTGATACAGCCAAAGAATCCATATACACAAACCTCACACAGGAGCATGTTGGGCCTGGGTATATGCATTTTCCTATTGGCATGACTGATGACTACTACCGACAACTTACATCTGAAAAACACGTTACAAAATATGATAAGTCTGGGTTTGCATGTAAAGAATGGGTGCTTCCTCATGGACGCCGCAATGAAGCTTTAGATTGTGAGGTCTATGCTACTGCTGCTGCAATTAAACTTGGTCTACTCCATATAAATTGGGATAAGCTCATGCATAATCAAAAAAATAAACGCACCACAAGTATATTAGATAAACACACCCAGGAATCAATGCCTGCTACAGTTTACACTGATAAACCACCCGCCTCCACAATTCGCCACAGAGGGCGGAGTAACTACATGAGAAGATAGGAGAATTAACCATGTCATTTTCATCCTCAGACTTAGCTTCTGTTGAGTCTGCTATTACAGCTCTGGCAAATGGAGAAAGAGTGACATTGGTCACTATAGACGGTGAAACCACTGAGTATGCGGCAGTGTCACTGCCGTCACTTATGAAACTACGAGACATCATGGCGGTTGAAGTTAACGCAGATTTGTCAGTTAAGCGGTTTAAACGTATTGTCCACAGCAAAGGATATTAGTATGAGTATTATAAATAGGGTTAAGAATGCTTGGAGGGGGTTGTCTACCCCACAAACTATAGATTACGACTACTCTACTATGATAAAAGCCGATGCTGAGGTGGAAAGTGCATCTACAAGTCGACGTATGCGTACTTGGGGTACTAGTACATCTGGACCCAACACATTACTCACTGGAAATGTAGCCACTACTAGATCTCGATCGCATCAATCATACCGTAACAACCCAATCGCTATCTCATGTGTAGACTCATTAGTATCGTCTATGGTAGGTCGGGGCATTACACCTAGATGGAAAACCGGGGATAGGACATTAGATGCTGATATACTTAGACTTTGGAATATATCCTGCACTGAAATGGACCATGATAATGTATTAGGCATGGCTGGACTACAAGAACTTGTAGCACGTACGTTTATATTGTCAGGTGATGCTATGGCGCATTACCAGTACCTTAAACCGACTCGCGATCTACTTGTGCCATTTCAGGTTAAAATCATGGAGGGCGAACAATTCTACGAAAATTACAACGGACTACTTGCTAATGGCAACGCGCTTCTAATGGGTGTGGAATTTAATAAGAAAAATGAAAGAGTTAGCTACCACTTAAACAAATTCCATCCAGGAGAGTCTGACTCTAGATCACTTATGGGTAGTACAGATGTGGTCAAGGTAAACGTTCAGGACATGTCACATATATTTAAACCACTTCGGCCTGGTCAGTGTCGTGGTTGGCCAAAACTATCCGGTATACTTACACGGCTTAAAGCAATCGACGAGTATGAGGACGGCCTATTAGATGCACAGAAAACCAGTGCTATGTTCTCAGCATTTATCACCAAGCCCGGTGGAGAATCCGTAGATCCTGGAGTGGATGGGGAGTCAGTAAACTACCAAGAAGAAGACTATCTTGGGTTAGAACCAGCCTCTATCACAACTCTATTACCTGGAGAAGATATTAAGTTTGCTAATCCACCTGAACTATCCGCAGCCTACGCCCCTTGGATAAAAAATCAACTCCTCCGCATATCGGCTGCATTTGGAATAACCTATGAACAGCTAACCAATGACTTGGAAGGTGCTAATTTGGCTACAGTTAGAGCCAGCTTATTAGAATTTCAGCGCCGATGCCGCATGATGCAATTTAACATATTAATTCACATGTTTTGTAAACCTTTAGCCACTAAATGGCTTGACACAGCGGTATTATGTGGTGCTATATCTATACCAAAATATATTAATAATCGTAAAACCATAACGTCTACAGTCTGGGACCCAGATGGTTGGGAGTGGGTAGACCCGATTAAACAGGCCAATGCTTATAAGATTCTGAACCGTTGTGGATATATATCCAGATCTGGCGTAGTGTCATCAATGGGTAATAACTCAGAAGTGGTAGATGCGGAAATAGCTTCTGACAATGCCAGGGCTGATTCGGCTGGAGTAATATACGACTCAGACCCACGATATGGAAAAGGCGCCAACAACACTAACATGGCCAACCCCAATAAAGAAGAAGGGAAATAACATGCCATATGAGTTTACACTTAGCTATAATTGTGATGCTGAGTTTCAATCACGTAATGTCTATGTTCATACCCACTCTCATGACACTGCACACGCATATGCCCCTGCCTATGACTATAGCCATAACCATACCTGGCACTGTGTAAGCATAGAAAGGAATAAACCATGTCTGTACTCAAACTAGTTCAGTCTCGGATAGTAGGAGTCCCGCTACTACTAACAGAAGGAAAACTACAAGAAATCATATCTGCATTAGACGGAAGAATAGATTTAAAACTGTTCATGGGCCAGGACGAACCCACTCAATTCATAAATGACCCAACTACATATGCATACACAAATTCAAGTTCTTCTCAGAAATCCACTAGAGTAAGTATGCAGTACCCTGAAAACGTATCAGTAATTAACATATATGGGACTTTAGTTCATAAATCTGCGGGGTTAAGGCCCATGTCGGGATTAACATCCTATGATTCTATAGCAGCACAATTAGACCTTGCATTAGATGACTCTAACACTGACACGATCGTGTTAGATATTAACTCCCCTGGTGGTGAAGTTTCAGGATGCTTTGACTTAGCCGATTACATATATCAGTCTAGATCAATAAAACCAATATTAGCATTTATCAATGACACGGGATGTTCTGCTGCTTATGCTATTGCTTCTGCTGCCGAACGTGTTTATTGTACTCGCACTGCTAATGTCGGATCAATAGGCGTTATAATGGTACATGCGGATCAATCTTCTGCTAACATGTCTAAAGGTATAAAATACACAACAATATTTAAAGGAAACCACAAAGCAGACTTCTCACCTAACTCACCTCTATCTCCTGAGGTAATTGCTTTAGCTCAGGAAAAAGTAAACGATATTTACGGTATATTTATTTCAACTGTAGCTCGTAACATGGGATTATCAGAATCAGACGTCATTAACACACAAGCACAAGTGTATTTAGGGGAAAAAGCAGTAAACATGGGACTATCCAATGCCCTAGTAACCAAAAATGAATTTTTATCTATAATTAAATCGAAAGGAATATCCATGTCAGAAACAGATCCTACAAAAATTACAGCTTCAAGTAATGTGGAAAACGCACTCTTAGACCAAAGTGTCAATATAAATAACATTGCTGAATCCGCTACTTTAGCAGAACGGGCCAGAATTCTAGAAATCATGGAAGCTTGTGATCTAGGTAATTGCCAAAATTTATTGCCTGACCTTATCTCAAATGGGTCCACACCAGATATTGCTCGCAAAATGATATTAAACTGTCGTGCTGCCGTGTCCAGTGCAACACAAATCCATTCGTCCATAGCCACTAATCTTAATGCAGATGCAGATTATAAAGACCCAGATATATTACAAAAAATTGCTAAAGCGCGTGCCGAAAGCTAAACACCATTACACCGTGGAATATGAAATACGAAATGGTGGTAAATCTTACACCATCTTTAACTTAAACAATAAATAAGGACAATTATTATGCCTACAGATACAACAAATTCAGCAACCTTCCAACAAGTTATCAAGTGGGAGCAGGAGAATTACAATAGTCGTGACGACGTGACCATATTAGCTGGTGAGGACATTGTCATGGGTGAGGTACTAGGACAAGTCACTGTCGGTTCTGTACCCACTACAGGAACCGCAGCAGGTGGCAATACTGGTGGTGGAACCATGACCTCAGTCACTGGTAGCACAGGAGTAAAAGTTGGTACTTACACAATGACCTGTGTCGGTCTTGATACTAACGGCGGGGTATTTTCCGTTAAAGACCCAGACAGTCAAGCATTACCAGCAGCTGGAGTAGGAGCAGCCTACACCAGTGATCAGATAAACTTCACGTTAAACGACGTGGGTGCAGACTTCATTGTAGGTGATTCATTCACTGTAGTAGTACCAGCCGGGTCAGAGTCAATGGTAGCATTGGAAGTAGCAGCCATAGACGGTTCAGCCATTGCAGCTGGCATCTCAAAAGACGACTATGATGCTTCGGCTTCCGGTGACCGTACAATAGCATTTACTTTTGGTGGTACATATCAAATTACAGCTGGTGATACAATTACTGGAGCCACTAACGGTGCAACAGCACGAGTCTATTACGTTGATTTAACGTCTGGCACATTTGCGGCTGGAACCGCAGCTGGAACACTCTACCTTAACGGACAATCCGGCACATTTATATCTGAAAATCTCGACGTAGGGGGAAATTCCAACGTGGCCACTATAGGTGGAAACTCATCGGCTATTGCGGCATCAGATGTCCCTGGTGTTATGATTGCTAGAAATGCTCAGTATGTCGATGATTACTTGACTTGGCCCTCTGGTATCACAGATGCACAAAAAACTCTAGCCAAGAAACAACTTAAATCACTTGGAATTATTGAGCGTGACTTGGTGTAGAACTCCCAATTTATCTCTATGTTCATTACACTATTAACCACTACATAAGGAAAATATAACATGGCAATCTTAAATCCATTTGCATCAGATGCATTTAATTTGCAGTCACTTGTGGCTGCAATTAACATACTCCCTAATAAATACGGACTCTTAGAGTCTCTTGGATTATTTCCATATAAATCCGTCAATACACGTAACATAAATATCGAAGAAAAAAACGGCGTCCTTAATTTACTCAAAACCTTACCAGTTGGTTCAGAAGGACAGAAAAACAGTAAGGGAAGTCGAGCAGTCAGGTCATTTAGAATTCCACATATCCCATTAGACGATGTGCTATTGTCGGATGAATACGAGGGTATTAGAGCTTTTGGTAAGGAGTCAACTTTTGAGACTGTAGCGTCTATTATGATGGACAAACTCCAAACCATGAAGGACAAACACGACATAACATTAGAGTATCAACGTATGGGTGCTCTCAAAGGTGTTGTCTATGATTCTGATTTATCCGTGATATATGATTATTTTAAGGAATTTCTTATTGACAAAAAAACCATAGACTTTGACTTGTCCACGTCTACAACCGATATGTTAGGGCATTGTGCTACTACAACTCGGCACATAGATGACAATCTCAAGGGTGAAATCATGTCCGGGTATTTAGCTCTTGTTGACTCAACTTTTTGGGACGCATTCGTCAGTCATGATGTTGTGGCAGCTGCTTTTGACAGGTGGCAACAAGGTGAATTTCTGAGGTCTGATCTTAGAAAAATTGGATTTCCATATGGTGGTATTACTTGGAAAGAATATCGAGGAAAAGCCACGACCTCAGACGGGGTGGTTAGAACATTTCTAGACTCAGGTTATGGTATAGTGTTCCCGCTTGGAACCCGTGATGTATTCACAACCTACTGTGCCCCCGCTGACTTCATAGAAACTACTAACACCATGGGACAACCTTACTATGCTAAACAAGAAGAAAGAAAGTTTAGCCGTGGTATAGATATTCACACACAGTGTAATCGACTTCCAATGGTAAAACGCCCAGGCGTAATCGTTGAGATACATGCATAGATTATAACATGTAGTCCAGGGTAGAGTGGACATGGGCCCTACTCCACCCCACTCCACCCTGGATTTATAATAGAAAGGCCACTAATGATACTTAAAAATACAATTACAGCCGCTACACAAGCAGACGGGGCTCAAACTATAGACCTTGATGTATTTGATGAGGCTAGGCTCCACCAGATTCAATTTTCCACATCTGCTACACCTACAGCCGGAACCTTGACCATTGCTATAAAAACACCAGGAGCTTCCAGCTATGTAAATCTATCCCCAGCTCTTGATTTAACCAATGGTTCTGGATTATTCCAGTTCTGGGGATTTGCAGAATCCATACAGTTCACTCCTGCTAGTTTTGATGCTCTCAAAACTTACACTGTAACAGTTATATCTGGGATAAGAGGGTAGTAGACATGATAGAAACTCAAACATTTGTAAATGAACTACCTCTTGATGAGTGTTACTTAATAGACACGTACATAGATTACGCCACGGATGAAATTTTAAAAGACGAAACCGGTGGACTACTTCTAGACGAGCATGGCACTATATTATTTAATGAGACTAGCCCATAATTTACCATGACTACTGCACTTGTCAAGATAAACCAATCTCAGCTATCTCAGATACAATCCATGGTGACTAAGTTTCCACGTGAGACTAAAATTGCTGTGATACGTTCTATAAATCGAACTCTGGGCAACAAACGTGGTGGTATGCATAAAATAATAGCAGATGAAATAGTCAAAGATGTGAATATCCAACCATCTTACATCTATACCCAAGAAAAACGATATCGGACATTCACCACACGTAAAGCACAATTTGGTAAACTATCTGGATCCATCACTACGTCAGGTGCAAATGTGCCACTCATAAACTACTCCAATCAGCGTGGTACTCATAAATCTTATGCTAAGAAAATCTACGTGACTGTGCAAAAGTCTCGTGGACGAAAACTAGTAAAACACGCCTGGGTATGGACATCTAAATCAGGTCATAGGGGTATATTTGCCCGCCGTAACCCATCCGATAAAAAAGATCGGCGTATAAAAGAACTCTATGGATCCAGAATACCTGATGTCCTTAGCAACCAACCCACAATTAACCGAGTTACTAAGCTTGGCAGTGAACGATTAGCCCGTGAACTTGATCATGAGCTTAACTTTGCATTGAGGAGAGCAAATGGCAGATGAAGAAGAGGAAGTAATTCCGGTAGAAACTGAGGACATACTCATAGATAGTGAGAAGTCCATGGAGATTACCTGGAAATCTATATCTCGTAAACGTGATGACTGTTGGCGTATTACTATAACCGCTGGCGTATATATTACTGAACATTACCAGACTGTAGCGGTTGGGATAGTGCCGATTGTAATATCTGATGATTTTTGGACTGACCCAACCACTATATACTCTAAAGATTTTGTGATAGAATATATCTGGGGGGAGGACATAACTACTGCCTTATATACTAACTTAGTTGATGAAATTCAAGCTGACATATATCAGCACATGAAAGAGTCTTACACAGAATCAAATGCAGCAGGCCCAATAAACTTACTAAATGCCAACGTATCTTACAACCCAAACTGGACACCTTAACATTACATTAATAAGGCCCATTACATGACAATAGACATAGACACTATCCGAGAAAACGCAGCAGCGGCTAACATAGACCGACATGGTATAACAGGGACTTGGACTTTTGTTGATCCATCTATAACACCAGTAACCCTTAAAATAGTTTATCACTTTAGGTCCAATGCTACTCCCGATTTAGAACAAGGCTATGTAGTAGAAGATGTACTTACAGCTATAGTTTTGAAGTCTGCTTTGGGCCGATCTCCTTCTCGTGGAGACATACTCTCTGTTCCGGGATACTCAGACTATAAAGTTGATAACGTACCTCCTAATAAATTATCTGTGCGGAAAACAGTTATGGTTACTGTTAGTCCACAATATACGTCAACGTCTACTACATCATCAACATCATCGACGTCTACTACATTATCATCATCCACATCGTCCACATCGTCCACATCGTCCACTATATCTACATCATCCACTATATCTACATCATCCACTATATCTACATCATCCACTATATCTACATCATCCACTACTTCTACATTATCCACTATATCTACATCATCCACTACTTCTACATCATCCACTACTTCTACATTATCCACTACCAGTTCCTCTTCATCAACAATGTCCACTACCAGTTCCTCTTCATCAACAATGTCCACTACCAGTTCCTCTTCATCAACAATGTCCACTACCAGTTCCTCTTCATCAACAA